GGTTTTGAGCGACATGCCGCCTGAGAGCTTTTGCAAACTGGAGTGAAGCGCGGTAGCGCTGGCCTTCTCCGCGCTCTTGGTCATGGACTCCGCAATGGGCTTGGCCTTCTTGCCAAAGAGCGCATTGAATCGGTCAGACAGTGACGACATGAGGATGCGCGATTGGCTGGCAATCGTTGCATCTTCTCCAAAATGACTCGCCGCCGCATCAGTGTCGAATAGCCGCAATACCTCGCGCTTGACCTGCGCGGTCATTTGCGCTGTGAGTGAAGTCACCGCCGCCACATGCTTGACGCTGTTAGCTGCGCTGTGCTGGATGACCTCACCGCGAAACGTAGGGGCCTCGCTGCGCGATTGAGCCCACGCTTTGCGCTTATTCGTCAATAGGGGTTTCGTCGCCATGGGTGTTGTCTAAGTCTTCAAGAGTAGGGAGGCCGTTGTGGCCGCTTTGTTCATCTTGGCTAACTCGGCTACGCACTTCGTCGCCGTTGATTGCGCCGATGGTGACATAAATTTGGTCAGTCTCTGCCTTGGTCTTGTTGATCGTGGCTTGCTCTGTAGCGTTTAGGCTGTCCAAAGGCTCCCACGTGCAATCCACGCCAAAGGGCTTAAGGTCAAAGCGAGGCGCAATCTCTGAGCGAATCAAGCACACCAAGTGGCGGTCAATCAAAGGCTCCAAGTCGTTGACCTGAATACTCTCAAGCTCCTCGTGGTAGCTGGATTCCTCATAGTCGCCCGAAGAATTGAAGCCCTTGGGCGTAGTGCCTAAGAGCTTGGTGGCAGGAATGTTGGCAGCAGCTGCAACGATTTGATACTGGGTCATGATGACCGTGTCAAGGTCGCCCAAGCTCGTGTCATGTTGCTCTACCAAGTCGGCCTCTTTGTCGGCAACCTTGACGCCGTAGTTATCACGGAAAGCCGCCCACGTCTGCAAGCGTTGTTCAAACAATCCTTGGTTGGCTAGGGCTTTGGCGGCGTCCGTGTAGAAGACCATAGCGCGTTTGGTCAAGGCCAGTTGGGGCGCTTCGTTGGCCGTACGCTCGGCGGCATACACACGCTCATAAATCATTTGCGGTACCGACAAGCCGCCATAGAGGTATGAAGGCTTGAGAATGTCGCCAACCTCAGGGCCGCGCATGACGACAAGGTGAGACTTGTGGTAGCGCTGATTGTTGATAATCCAGTAGGTCGGCTCGTAGAAGTCAAGCGCCGTAGGGTTACCCGCGCTGACGGTTGTTAGCTCAGGGACACACCAATAGGGGTCGATCTGCGTGATGCCCTTGTAGCTACCTGGCATGATTGCGTCAGGGTTGAAGGGTTTAACGTAGTAATCGGGGTCGTCCGATTCCACGAGGAATAGCGCAATGCGGATGCCGAAAACGCGCCCCATTTTCACGTACTCAACCAGCGAACGATTCAGGCGGTACCGCTTGTTTGCTTTGTTGATTGCGTCCATGACTTCGGGCGCTACCTCCGTCCCATCGTTCACCGTGAACTTGTAGCCTTTGCGAATGGCGTCACGCGCGGGGATTAGGCAGGCTTTGTTAACCAGCCAATTTTGGGCCAACAAAGCGCATAGCTGATAGCCGATAAAGCCTTGGGAGCCGTACCAATTCGCCTGCACGTCAGGGATGCCAACTTGGTTGAGGCTGAAAATGGCTTTGATGCTGTCTTGAAAATTGTTCGAGTCAGCGGCAAAGGTTGCAAACTCGGTCTTGGTCGTAGGGTTGAAGACGCGCGTGTCTCCCACAGTCACCTTAAAGACCTTGTCGCTCAAAGCTCGAACCCGCGCCGAGCGTGTCGCAAAGTCCTCCGTGGCCTCTAAGTCTGTCGTGAAGTATGACGCGCGTGTCGCCTCCTCTGCCTTGTCTTCGGCTGGCGCTGGCGCTGGCGCTGGCGTGGGGCCAAGCAACCAGTTAAAAAAGCGTGAAAGCATGATGACCCCTTACAAATCAAAGAATCCGCGCCGTGTGGGCTCGGAGGGTGCGAACGCAATCATCACTGCGTCTGCAAGGTTTGGTGATTTTGCCCCATCGGGCGATTTATTGATGAGGAGTTTACCTGCACCATTCTCACTGTACGTTGGCTGGGATAGCTCAAGGGTCAGTTTGGACAGATTGGGTAAGCCGCTGGCAATCGAGATGAGGGCGTCAGGGTCGGTGACTTCGTGGCCTTGGACTACTGCGCGGTAAGTGCGTAGGAAGCGCAATCGGAGTGACCACCACGCCTGTGCCTTAGCGTTGGCAAAGTAGTCTTTGTTAGTGCGCTCCTCTTTGTCTCGTGAGGTGTCGTTGTCAATGCTTGGAATTTTCCCATCGGGGTCAAGTACGGCGGCTGACCCACGGAAAGGGGAAACGTTGAGTTTGGTTTTGCGCTTGTCTTGGATGGTACGGGCGTCACCTTTGACCCCAGCCCCCAGCCCGTCAGCGTCGTATCTAAAACCTTCGTAATCGCTTGTCTCACAAATGTCAAAAGCCTTCTCAGTTGTTTTGTAAATATCGGAGCCTTGCCCACTCCATGGCTCAATGTAATCAAGCAAGATGCCATAGCGCCCAGCAAAGGCGTTAAGGTCGGTGCCTTCGTCGGCTACGTCTAGTGCGCCTGAGCGCTTGCCGCTTGGCTCAATGCCCAACTTCACGTGCGCGTCAATCGCGGCCTGTACCCACTCATTGGGGATGACCACGCCTGAGACCGAGGCATTGTAGTTAATGTCGTATTCCTGCGCGATCACCGTAGGGTCTTTGGAGAGCTTTAGGTTTTCATACCAAGCGTCATCTTTGCGTGGGTCGTCACGCCAATGGAAAATAAAAATATCGTCTGAGCTCCATTTGTGCGCCTTGACTGCAAAAGGATTGGCTGTGCCTTTGACCGATGACATGTCTATGCGGCAATTGGTCGTAGCGCTCAACGCCTCCTCGGCTAATTGTGGCCTTTCAAGGTGGGCGCTCTCATCGACAAAGTAAAGCGCCGTACGGTCACCGCGCCCGATGTTGTCGCCTGCTTCGCCCGTCATTACCGAGCCGTTATCGGGAAACGTCAAGCGCATGAACGCGCCGTTCTTGTCCCGTTGCCACCCGCCCCGAAACTCCACGGGCAGGTTGGCTAAGAAAACCCGCGCTTTGTAAAACAATGATTTCGGAGAGTCCAAGCGGTCTACGTATTCCTCCTTACGTGACCCAAAGCCAATCGCCATGCCTTCATAAAACAAACAGAGCGTGCAGCTTAGGGCGATAGCAACCCATGACGCGCCCGTGTCTCGGCTCTTGGGTACCAGCCCGTCCCTACTGCCCTTCCAATGGCCGTATATCCATTGCATTAGCTCAATCTGTCGAGGGAATGGGATAAACGGAATCGTGGCCGGCAACCCACGCTCAATGTTTCGCGGGTCATAAGTCATGCCCCAATCTTCAACGAATTGCCAAGGGTGGTCTTTGTAGTAGGCGCGCATCACGTGGACTAAAGACGGGTCGGCTCTGAGCTTGCCAAGAATGTGCAAGCGGCGGCGAAACACCTGCGCATAGTCAGGGCTTTTGAAGTCGAAGCCTTCCACGTCAGCTACTCACGATCTGCGTGTACAGAGCGCCAAGCTGGGCGGGGTCGCTAGGCAAATCAACGGGCGGCGCTGACGGTACCAACGGCTTGCCGTCTTTGCCCGTCAACTCTCGGCGCTCAATCAAAAGCCCCAAGTGTTTTGCAATGTTGAGCAATGCGGCGTCTTGGTCTCGCATCTTTATCTCTAACCCGTCTTTGGTTCGCTTGACCCCTGCGAACAATTTGCGCTCAGGCCCTGTGAGGCTTTCAGTATCGGCAAAGAACACGTCACCCAATCCCTCGCCATTGCACTCAGGGCACTCAGGGTTTGGCTCTGCGTTTGCTTGCCACTCAAAGCCGCCTGAGCAATCGGGCAGGGGCTTACCGTCCATGATGGCCTTGTCAGTCGCCAATGCGTACTCACGGGCGCTCCATTGGTACCCATGGTCAAAGCCCCAGCAATGGCGGCAATTGACGCGCCTCACGCGCGTGAGCTTAGAAGGGTCAGCCGTTGCAATCGCAAGCCACTCGCGCAAAACGTCAGCGGCCTCGATACCCACGTCACGGCTCACGCGCTCCATTTGCTCAACGATGAGGGCTTGAACTCTAGCATCGGCAAGCAACCGCGCGGCGGTCACGCCTGCGGTCTTCTCGTTCGATGAATACCCCGCACGAATGGCGGCTCTAGTGCCGTTACGGTCAATGCAGTACTCCTCCACGAACCTTGGCACGCGCTTTGATTTGATTGGGTCTTGGGCTGTCATGGCCCATATCTTACACACTATAAGTACCACCCACAATCTCGGGTAATTAACTGCATCGCTCGGGTGCTGTAAGTCTATGATTTTTCTACCTTTTTTCCTATTTACCTCTATACCTCTCTTTTTTAACTTTAAATTAGAATAAACATATATACAGTGCACTATGTATCATAGTATAGTGTACCTGTATTTTATAAGGGGGAATAGGGGAAAAACGGGTAAGTCGGGTATTCGGTTGCATACGTATATGCAAAACGGTACAATTTGACACTTTTTGGGGTAATGTATGAAATATGATTTGATAAGTAGGAAAGACGCTCACGAGCAAAACCTCAAGCGCTTCTACACTGGCAAGCCTTGTTCGCACGGCCACGATGCCCAACGCTTCGTCACCACGGGGGGCTGCGTAGCGTGCAACGCCGACCGTTCACGGGCTTTTTCTAAGCTCACCAACTCCACACAAGGGCGCTTCACCTACGCGCTTCACCCTGACGACTACGCCGCCGCCTTTGCCTATTGCCAAGCACTTGACCTGCAACGGGGCCGAGTGCCTGAGACACCAAAGGCACCACGAGGAGCCGAGCCCGTGGCCTTGCCAGCGGAGATAGTCAAACGCCGTGGGGAGCTAATTCGCCAATACGGCCCGTCTGCCAGTTCGCCCTATTTACCCAAGCCTTGACAAGTTCGTCAAGTGTTGCATAATAGGGGCGTCATCAACCTTGGAGGGATAAACCACATGACTAAACGATATGAGTTTGTAGATGGAGATACAAAAGTAATTGGCCCTGGGCGTACTGTGAAGCGGATTCGCGCCCTTGTTGCCATTGCGGCATTTGGCGTCTCGCCTGGAGACCTTGGGGGCTATATTGAAGATGAGAAAAACCTAACGCAGGTCTCCGGCAATGCGTGGGTCTCCGGCAATGCGTGGGTCTACGGCGATGCGCGGGTCTCCGGCAATGCGCAGGTCTCCGGCAATGCGCGGGTCTCCGGCAATGCGCGGGTCTCCGGCAATGCGCGGGTCTCCGGCAATGCGTGGGTCTACGGCGATGCGCAGGTCTACGGCGATGCGTGGGTCTACGGCGATGCGCGGGTCTCCGGCGATGCGCGGGTCTACGGCGATGCGCGGGTCTACGGCAATGCGTGGGTCTAC